CCTTAAAACTATTCGGCAAGTTTCCACCAGTTAATACTGTTTTATTCGTCCACTTTTGCATAGTTCCTAAAGTAGTATAATTTGTAGTTAATGCCTTAAAAATGACATACAACAACAATAAAATAACAATAACTGCTAACACAAGTTTTGAATTCATATTATATAACATATGTATATATAATATTCGTTTCAGAATAAAGCCCACCCAGCAGGCGGATACAAACGATCAGTTATTGTGAATACACATTTGAAGAGCCAATTGTCTTTACTTCATCAGCAATGGTCTTTGTTCCTATGATTGGCGGGTCTTGCGATTTCAGCATATTATATGTCCACCTGATTTGTTCCAACGTTAATGGTTCGCGGTTAAATACTACATTACAAATATTGCCACTTAACCCATCAGGCTTTGCCGCAGTACCAGATCCGCTCGTAATAGGCTGTGTCGTAATATCCGGAACAAAGAAATCACTCTTCGCGACAAGTGTGTTATTCAAGAATACATCCATTGATTTGCCGTCATAATTAATAACAAAGTAATTCCATTTTTGAATTGGCAATTGTGTGTCTGTTTGAAAGTCATTTAAAATGTCGAGTTTGTTTTTATCACCATTGCTTAACCCTTGCGTTTTGCTATAATTGAACCGAGAGTTATATATGTCAGTATATACCCCCTTGTTCGAACTGTCTAATCTTGGTAAACCATTTGATAGATCAATCGTTTTACACGATACTTTAAATTCTGTTGTAGTCGGATTATATGTTAACCGTGGAATACCACCAAAATTAAATATTTCTAAATCCGCTTTCGAAGCGTTTACATTATTATTCAACCAGAACCATCCAGAAACCGAATAATTATAACGCTTCTTCTCTTCTGGTGGGCAATTTGCCGCAGAATCATCAGGGGTCCGATTAAGTGCCGTATTGTGGAAGATGAAAATCTGCGGACTCTGAGCAGTTAATCCTGTATCGTGTTGGGTTTTGAGTGGAATAGGTGCGGCGATCATTTGCGAATTTGAAGCGCCTATATAATTCAGTAAATAAGGTCCGCCATATAAAATAGCGATAAGGATAGTCTCGATTGCCAGAATAATCCAAATCGGTCGGGTTGTATCACCTACCGCACTTTGAGAATTTGTCAGAAGACCAAGAAACAAACAAGGAATATAGATAATACATAACCAAAGTAGGCGTAGGAATTTCATTCCAAGTATCGATTTCGTGAGATGGAATAGGAACATAAAAATCACCAAGACCACCATAACGGAGTGTTGTTTATAATATGCGAGCGCACACAGAATAATAAAGAATATCGTATTCGCAATAAAACGGATGTTTGTGAAGAGCTTCGTAAATGATGCCAATTCAGGTTCAGTGCCTGGTGCCGCACCCGGTTCGAGGGGTTTCTTATTGTCTTTAAATTCTAAGAAATAATGGAAAAACAGGATTGTCAGACCTAATATCGTCATACCCGTCACCGACATCCGGTTTTTATCATCTGGTTCTGTATCATAGACCCATACAATGATCATCAACACAATGTAAATGATGTGAACCATACCGAATGTCAACTGCTCCATTGGTTTGGTTGTATCTTCCGGTTTGTAATCATCAAAGAGGTAGTCTTCTGGTGTTTTGGTATTTGCCTTGGTGAATTTCTCTCGAATATACGCAACTACACCCGCAATCGCGACAATCGACATTATGACGTAAATAACTTGGGCGGTTGGCGAGTTCAATTGTGCGGCAATACCACCTGAAGCTGCGTCCTGTTCTGCTGTGCTATTATCCGAACCAACCTTATACACCATATAAATAACCGACAGTATCAAAATAACAAATGAAATGGTGAGTAATACAACCTTGATAAGCTTACCTATGGCACCGACTTTGGTTTGGTCGAGTGTTTCTTGTGTTTTTTTAAGCGCTGCGTCCATCGCTTCTTTGGCTTGAATGGCTGCTGGTTGCGCTCCTGCTACTGCTGCTGCGTTTGTTATCGTTATTTTCGCCTCCTCATTGTAATCAGGCTCGGCCATCGTCGTCACTTTTGCTGGGTCAATCTTATCGCCAGTCGGAAATAACCGAAGATCAGTTACGTTTGCGTCCCAATTCCAAAACTTAAATTTATTGAACTCCTCCATTAATTTAGCTCGGAACACTGTACTAAATATTGCGGGAATACCGAATAAAACCAATTTAAAAACGGTAATAAATAGCAATGGAATTAGATAAATTGCTGTGAAAAATAACCGGGCCAATTTAACAATCAATGATTCATTTTCGAATGCGGTATTATAGCGATACGATGAACCAAGAAAATACCAACCAGGTATGGTACACACCGTAAATAGTACAACAAGCGCAATAGCCCACCCCCAGCCATCTGGAATATCAGGAACTGCTAATTTGTCAACATACTTTCTTCGGATATAGTCCCAATACCACGATCCAGTAACACCAAGAACAAAAATTAAACCTAACACAATAGATAATATGGATAAGGGACGGGATCCATTATTATTATTTTGAGTAGTATACTGCCAAACCTGTATAGATTCCGCAAACCGCAGAATTGATTCCAGGCCACCAATATTGAGTTCTTTTACAAACGGAAGCAATAAAATTCCACATAATAAAAGTCCGACAATCAATACAATGAAAAATGTGTCTATTAATTCCTTCACCTTTGGAAACATTTCGCCAGTAAATGACCGTGCGATCCAGACATTTGTTGACTCTGCGTTAGAAACTCGGGCGAAAATAATAGCAACCCATACCACAATCAATATAACAAGTAAAAAGGGGTTCCACATTGCGCCTTTGGCGACGCGAACGATAGTTTTATCGAATTTTTGCCGACCACCCGCCGGAGGAGCAGGGTCGTATGTATTCAAAAGCGATTCCCATTCAGTTCCTGATACATTATCGATCTCACCATTTCTTATTTTATCATATGCTTTTGTTTTCTTTGTTGGCGAGGGCATATTGCTTCCCATATTGGCACAAAAATCTTGGTGCAGAGCATCGCTATTTGGCGGTATAAACGGATATTTCAATATATTACTTACTAAATCATTTTCTTCCGGAAATTCTTCGCAAAGTCCCATCCTTAAACGCGCGGTGCGGAAAAGAGTAATCATCACAATAATAACCAGCGAAAGTGTAGTAAAAACTCCATTGATTATTTCGGAGGGTTTTTGTTTTTCTTGTATACGTTTGTTTAATGCTTTATTTAATGTCTCGCTATCTATCGCAGCATCACTATATCCGTTCTTCTTCTTTAATTCTTTGGTTACCTCTTCTATCAATATCTGTGATTTTTCTTGGTCGATCATTTCTGGTCGTTGTCGAACCATCTCTACCATATTCCAAATGTAACACCCAAGGAACAAAACTGCCAATACCACCCCACCCCAATAGTTGGTTGTCGCTTTTTCTAATTTACCCAACGTTAATACAAGAAATACAGACGCAAAAATCATATAAATTCCGCCGTGAGCAGCAAATACATTACTATTGAAATTACCTTTGGCGTCTGATCCGGTTTTAAGTCCAGACCATCGTTGACTTGTTCCTATCCATAAAATTCCACATAGAAAGAAGAACGCAAAAATCAAAAATTTCAAGATTAGATAACGATCAATGTTAATATTGTATTGACCATAACAATATATTGCGCCAAAAATAATCCCATACCCAATCACCTGTAATACCAATCCAATGACCAAAGCAGTGCTTGCGCCGGCATTTACTGTGTTTTCTTTGTACTTGATTTTATCATCATCCGTTATTAATTCTTTAGTTTCGTTCTCAATAGTTTTTGCACGAGCGACCATATACAACCCTAATACCGTGCTAATAAACCCGCCAAGCCCGCGCCACTTCGTCGTGGTTTTATCATCATCGTTATCTTGTGACGCATCTTCACGAAAGATTTTCCATAATGAATAAAGAATCAACACAATTCCACCGAACAAAAATGTGCTACCAACTGTATTTATAGCATTTGCGTTGTCAATATTTAAATGTTTGAGACCTGTACTACCAAACCCAAGACCGATACCTAGTATAATAAATACAGCCGTAACGATCCCTGCGACTATTTTTTTGGGGATTTGCATTTGACCACCGGCAAAATCAAAATCAAAATCACCTTCGAATGGATTTTGACCCAAAGTCGGGAATATATATTTGTTATCAGTTAGCCACGACTTATACGATTTTGTGTCCCCATTCATTACCCATATTGCGTATATAACCACCAATATCAACATCATAAAACTAGCCATTTCGATTCGGACAACTTCCCATGTAAAAAGCCCGACAAGAATTATGACAGCAAAGATAATAATAGGTAAGTAATCCAATAGTTTATTTATATGAAATGATTCTTTTACGGAGGCTGTGGCATCCATATTTGAGTTATTTATAATGAATAATTTATAATTACAATAACACCAGTTATAATTATAATATATAATAATGCTTCGCCGTCTACCGCCGTCTCGAATACCCGCCCGCCTGCGTCGAGCGATTATAAGAACGACATTGCGGTTTTTTTCCCGTGGCAATCGCGACACAATGCTACTAAATTATCAACGTGATTAGACCCCCCGTGTTCTAAAGCAATGACATGATCGACTTCAAACCACGCAGGCAATTGACGCTTACAATCGCCACATGTCCACCCTTGTTGTGCTGCGACATATTTCTTCTTTGTTTCGCTAACACTTCGTTTGCTAGAGCCCTTGCCGGAATTGAGAACTCGTCTCTCGGCGGGGCTCACTGAACCGCCGCCACCCATCGCACCCACCGTCCCACCAGACTTTCCGCCGCCTGTAGCACCGGCCATCGCACCGGCCATCGCACCGGCCATCGCACCGCCACTCATAATATTTACTAGGTTACCGTCGTTGGGGGGTGAAACCCCCCGGGTAAAATCAAAGAACGGGGTTATCATATCAGCAGTCCCTTTACTAATCGGCATATACTTAATGATATCGTTAGCGTGAAATAACAATTGCCTAGAGTTTTCGGGATTACGTCGTAAAAAGAGAAAGAGCGATAGACCAACAAACCCAAATGTCGCCATTTTAATCAGTTTCTGATTGGACTGAAACATTTTTATAAGACGCCCGTCATAGTATGTATTTGCGATTAGAATCGCTGTAATAATAAATACGATATACTCGGTTTTTATCATATTATATAATTAATGTTTATTGAAAGTTATATAATACATCTACTAAAATAACGAATAGAATATATGAATTATTTTCTGTGTCGACGTGTCTTCTTACTGCGTTTTCCTTTATACTTTTTAGAACGCAATTTAGTTTGCTTGCTTTTACGGTTTTTACCTCGTTTGGATTTCCCGCCACCAAACGCTGCCTTGAACGGGTCTTCACCCATAGATATTGCTTGCTGCGCGCTGCCTGCTGCTGCTGCTGCTGCTGCTGCTGCTGCTGCTGCTGCTTCTTCTTCTTCTATCGCCAACTGCAGATCCTGCTCCTCTTGCATCAGCTTCTCCCGCTCATGCTTCGGCAGTGCTGCTATCGCCGCAAGCAGCTCCTCCGCCTTAACACGCCACTTTTGCTGCTGCAGCTCCCCTTGCTTAGTAGCTGCCAGTTGCTGCTCCTGCAGTAGCTCTTGTAGCTGTTTTTGCTGCTGCCGCTGCTCTAGCAGCTTCTGCGCTTGCTGAGTCGGCGGCAAAATGGCTTGCGGCTGCGGCCGCTGCTCTCCCTCACCGGGGGTTCCTTTACTATCAGTACTCATCGTTAATTATATATAATAATAATAATATATATTTCCAATTATATAATTAATTTTACCGATTATGATAATAATACGCCGCATACCCCAATCCCGCCATCACCAGTAAATACACCAACTTCTCCCGGTATTTCAATTCCTCTAATATCTGTATCGGTTTCGGGCGATAGTGTAAATAATATCTCTCGAGTGCGTCGTGTAAAGAAACCTCATCCTTCATCTGGAGGACATTATATCGATTATGAATAAAATGAACCCATTTGATAAATGAAGTTCGACTGTCTAAATAGGGTGTGACTGGATATTTATCCAACATACGACTAAATTCCGACGACATTTCCGGATCAGGAATAAACATCGCGAAATTCTGAATAAAATCGTAATACTTTTTACGCGTGACATCATTGACGTGGTCTGGATAATTAACCGCGACGGACATTAAAAAGAACCAGTAATGAGGACCCCATACAGTCGCGTCTAGTTTCAACATAGTGCGTATGTCTGCGTATGCGTGCGTATGTGTGTATATTCAATTGTCTTTACTATGAAATAACATAAAAACAATATCATAATTACGGTAAATGAATATGATGTCAGAAGACGTCGATGTCGCGGTAGCGGTTAAGACTACAAACGCAGATGAAAATACAAAAATACATAACCCTAAATCGGCTTTGTCGTATAAGGAGATGAGCCAACTAAAATCGTCCGCAAATACACAACCACAACCACGCGCACATATGAGAATGTCATATAACGATACGTCGTATTCGTCGCATAAATCTGGTTCTATTATGTCATCAACCGCCATATCTAGTGGCGGCGGCGGTGGAGCAGTAGCGTCGTCTGACAACAAGTATTTCTGTAATAATTGTAATCGGAATAACCACGTATATAACAATTGCCGCGCGCCTATCACAAGCATCGGTGTTATCGCATTCAGGTGTGGTGATTCTGGACCAGAATATTTGATGATACGTCGGCGTGACTCATTCGGGTTTGTGGATTTTGTACGAGGTAAGTATTCGCTACACGATGAAGCGTATATCCAGCGCATTATTGACGAGATGACTGTTCACGAAAAGTCCAACCTGATGCGTCTCACGTTCGAGCAGTTATGGAAATTGTTGTGGGGAGATTATACTCGCGGAAGCCAATATAAAAACGAAGAAATGGTGTCATATGAAAAATATCGACAGGTTCTTGGGGGGATACGAACAAAAGACGGACAAGTGAAAAATCTTCAGCAGTTTATAGATGACTCGAAAACGCGTTGGAATGAAACGGAATGGGGATTTCCAAAAGGCCGGCGTAATTATAATGAAAAGGACATCTCGTGTGCGCTGCGCGAATGCCTCGAAGAAACAGGGTATGATATTACAGCCGACAACGTAATTCAGAATATCGCGCCATATGAAGAGATATTTATGGGGTCAGATATGAAATGCTACAAGCAGAAATATTTCCTGGCGATGGTGGATTTAGAAAAGAAGCCTAAAACTGCGCACGATATTATGGAAGTTGGTCTGATGAAATGGATGCCATATGACGAATGTATACAGATGATAAGACCTTATAATTTAGAAAAGATCGGGATTATTCGCAAAATCAATAATATATTGAGTAAGTATCGCATTTATTAGTTCCATATCCTTTTTATTTCGTATAGGTATATAAAGGAGCGTATCGAAATATAATAATAGTAATAATTGTATTATTGAAATAGTAGTATGAATGCTGAAAGTGAAAATATACCGATT